GTAATTCTGTTACACAATTTCAAGTAGATGTTCCAGCTGGAGACGTGTTTTCATATAATTTAGCAGAAGATGGTATTTTGTTTGAGGGCGGCATGACCGTATCAGCAATTTCAAATGCTACTGCAACAATTATATTAGACAAGTAAGGAGATAAATGGCGACGTCAGGAACTACAACGTTCGATCTACCGATCGACGAAATAATCGAAGAAGCATTTGAAAGAACAGGAATGCGTGGTAACCGTACGGGTTATCAATTAAAAAGTGCAAGACGTTCTTTAAACATAATGTTTTCCGAATGGGGAAACAGAGGTGTACATCTTTGGAAAGTAAAACAAGCAACAGTTCCATTAGTAGAAGGTCAAGCAGAATATAATTTTGCAAATGATAATGCTAATTTTCCAGCGGATATAAGTGATGTATTAGAAGCCACTGTAAGAAATAATACTACAGCTACAGCACCAGTTGATACTGCATTAACTAAGATAGATAGATCAGAATACTCTGCATTAGCAAATAAATTATCAAAAGGTACACCATCACAATACTATGTACAAAGAACTGTAGCACCTAGTGTATTTTTATATCAAACACCTAGCTCTTCTTTTTCAGGAGCTAATTTTCAATTAAAATTTTTTTATGTAGCTAGAATACAAGATGCTGGCGCATACACAAACGAAGCAGATGTAGTGTATAGATTTATACCTTGTATGACTGCAGGATTATCTTACTATTTAAGTTTAAAATATTCACCAGAAACAGTTCAAGGAAATAAATTAATTTACGAAGATGAATTTAAAAGAGCACTTGATGAAGATGGTCAAAGAACTTCTACATTTATAACACCACAAACATTTTATGGAGATGGAGTATAATGGCATTTGCTAGAGGAAAATATTCAAAAGCAATATCAGATAGATCTGGTTTAGAATTTCCATATAACGAAATGGTAAAAGAATGGAATGGTATGTTAGTTCATACTTCAGAATATGAACCTAAACATCCACAACTAGAACCAAAACCAAAAGGATCTGACCCACAAGGATTATTAAATCCAAGATCTGATAGAACAGAAACAGCTGTTCCAAGATTATTACCTTTAAATGCATTTACAGTAACTAATGCATCTCAGATAATTACAGTAAACGAACCTAATCATGGTAGATCTACAAATGATAGAGTTAGATTTAGAGATGCACAAAATGTTGCAAACATAACACCAGCTATTATAAATTTAAATGCTGGATATGTAATTACAAAAACTGATGATAATAACTATACTTTTAATTCAGGAAACAATGCAAGTAAAACAATTACAGGAGGCGGTGGTTCTGCATCTGCAGGCCCAGTAACGGTAATAAAATAATGGCATACACACTTACAAATTTACAAGATGATATTAGAAATTATACAGAAGTAGATAGTTCTGTATTATCAACATCTGTTATAAATACTATTATTAAGAATGCAGAAAATAAAATTTATAGAGCTGTAGATTCTGATGCTGATAGATTCTATGCAACATCAACTACAACAAACGGTAATAGATTTGTTACTATACCATCAGATCTTAGAATCATAAGATATGTGCAAGTTAAAGATACTACAGATAATAATAAACAAAAATTTTTAGATCAAAGAGATACAAGTTTTATGGCAGAATACTATGATACACCAGGTACAGCTTCAGGTGTTCCAAAGTATTATGCTAACTGGGATGCTAATTTTTGGGTCATAGCCCCTACACCAAATGCATCTTACGAGATAACTTTAGCTTATATTAAGTCACCAACTAGTCTTACAGACTCTTCTGTGAGTGGTAGTGGCACTTATTTGTCTAACAAATATCAAGATTTACTTTTATACGGTTCTTTAGTAGAAGCGTATGGATACTTGAAAGGTCCTGCAGATATGATACAATACTACACGCAGGCTTATCAAAGAGCAATTGAAACGTACGCGATCGAACAACAAGGTCGTAGACGCAGAGGCGAATATGAAGATGGTGTTATTCGTACTCCACTTAAATCCGTTAACCCATCACAATAGGAGATAAAATATGGCAAATATAGTACCTGACTCGTTTAAGACTGGACTATTCAAAGGAACTTTTAACTTTGATACTTCTGGTAATGGTGGAAACGCTTTTAAACTTGCTTTGTATACTAGTATCTCGTCTTACAGTGCGTCATCAACTGCGTACCTCGCTGGTACGGGTAATGGTGAAGTTAGTTCTTCAGGAACAAGTTATACAGCTGGAGGAAACACGTTAACTAACTCTGGTGTTAGTGTTTCTTCAAACATAGCTTTTATAGATTTTTCTGATCTAACTTTTTCATCGGTAACGTTAACTGCTGCAGGAGCTGCTATTTACAAAACAACTGGCGGCGGAAACGAGCTAGTAATGGTGTTAGATTTTGGAGGAAATAAAACAGCAACTAATGGAGACTTCGTTGTTCAATTCCCTACAAATGATTCATCAAACGCGATATTAAGAATCGGTAACGCGTAATAGTAAAGGATTAAAGAATGGCTTTTGTACTTAACGATAGAGTTAAACAGACTAGTACAACTACTGGTACCGGCACATTTAGTTTGACAGGAACTGAAACAGGTTTCGAAACTTTTGTAACTGGAATTGGTAATGGTAATAGTACGTTCTATGCTATAGCTAATGACGGGACTTCTGAATTTGAGGTTGGTATAGGAACAGTAACTGATGCAGCTACTGATACAATTTCTAGAACCACAATTATCTCCTCTTCAAACTCAGATAACGCTGTTAACTTTTCAGCAGGAACAAAAACTGTTTTCTGTACATACCCTGCAAAGAGAGCACCATCTGCAGCGATGACAGCATCTACATATGTTAATACACATTCAGCAACAATATCTGATACACAAACAATGGAGTCTGGAGTTTTAGCAAAATAATACCTCAATCAGGAACAGCGTTACAAGCTGGTGAGAATGGTGATACGATTACGGTTCCAGCAGGTGCTACTTTAAATTTAACAAACGCTACAGTTACATATCCAGATGGTTCTGTACAAAATGTAGACCTTGCAAACTCTTCTATTACAATAAATGGATCAGCTGTATCATTAGGTGGATCTGTTACAGTTGGCGAAACTAAACCAACAATAACAGGTATTAGTCCAAGTGTAATTGAAAACACACAAACAGCTGTAACGATAACAGGAACTAATTATGTATCCGTTCCAACTGTAGAAGCAATAAATACATCAGGTGCTATTGTAAGAGCAGATACAGTTTCTTTTACAAATGCAACAACGATCGTAGCTAATTTTACTTTACCAGTTGATGGTACTTATTTTATAAGAGTTGAGAACAATGATGGTAATGCAGTAAGATCAGGAACTGCAATATTAACAGTTTCAGACGCTCCAGCTTGGACTACATCAGCAGGATCTTTAGGATCAAATGCTGCAGGATCTTCAATTTCATATACAGTAGCAGCAACAAACGCTACGTCTTTTGCAAAAACATCAGGAACTTTTCCTGGTGGTGTATCTTTAAATTCAAGCACAGGTGTGATATCAGGTACAGAGAGTGGTGCAACTTCAGAGACTACATACAGTTTCACTATTCGAGCAACTGATGCTCAAGGTCAAACGGCAGACCGAGCTTTCAGTATAACAGTAACTGTCGGCATAAATAATTCGGGACAATTTAATTAGATAATATTATGGCAACAACTTATTTATCAAGAACATCAGGATCACCAACAAATGCTTTAAAATTTACTTATTCGTTTTGGGTTAAAGTAGCTAGTATAAGTACAAGTGATGATACATTTTTATTAGATTTTAATACTGATGATAACAATAGGTCAAACATTGGTTTTAATACTGCTCAACAATTAGTTGTTTATGAAAAAGTAAGTGGTTCAACAGTTCACTTAGTTGTAACAAATAGAGTATTTAGAGACCCTAGTGCTTGGTATCATATTACTGTGAAAGTTGATAAAACTCAATCTACAGCATCAGACAGAACAAAAATTTACGTTAATGGAGTAGAGGAAACTTCTTTATCAGCAAATACTTATCCACCTCAAAATACTGCTGGAATGATTAATACAGCAGTTTCAACTTTAATAGGTAAGTATTCACAAAACACTTATTATTTTGATGGTAGTTTAACTCATGTTCATTTTGTAGATGGCACAGCTTATGATGCCTCAACATTTGGCGAAACAGATTCTACATCAGGAATTTGGAAACCGAAAACTGCACCAAGTGTAACTTATGGAAACAATGGTTTCTTTTTAAAATTTGAAAATAGTGGTGCTATGGGTACAGATAGTTCAGGTAACTCAAAC